AGCAACGAATGATGGTAGTTATTTTTATGTTCTTGCTGATGCAGCTGTTAATGCTACTCAAAATACCAACATCACAACGGTAACAAATACTGCAACTGCTGCTTTCTTAGCAGCCAACTCAGCTGCTACACTATCAGCTGCTACCGACTTAACACAGAATACAAACATTACCAATGCACAGAATTCAGCCGATGCTGCTTTCTTAGCAGGTAATACAGCTGCAACATTGCAGTCTACAATTAATACAACGCAAAATAATAGTATTACAGCTGCTTTCTTAGCAGCCAATTCAGCAGCTACACTATCAGCTGCTACCGATCTAACGCAAAATAATAGTATAGCAGCCGCCTTTGCACAAGCAAATACTGATGTAACCGGCATTTCAATCAGTTCTGCTGATTACGGTTCTGCTACTGGTGTTGCATCGTTTAGAGTTGCCGCAAACGGTCGTATTGTTTCTGCAAACACAACAACAATTGCACTTGATGCCTCTGCTATCACATCGGGCACATTATCAGTTGCTAGAGGCGGTACTGGTGTTGCGACACACACTACCAATGGTGTCCTTTTAGGTCAAGGCACAAGTGCTTTGACAACAGCTTCATCTTCAACAGAAGGCCATGTATTGACTATAAATAATTCGGGTGTTCCTACTTTCTCACATTTGTCTGGTGGAACATTCTAAAAATTTATGAAAAAGGATTATTATGAGTGTGGAGTTTTCAAATACATATCAGGAGATTCTGCTTGATAATCTAGTATCAATTATTAAGCAGAACTTTATTTTTCAAACTCAGTTAAAATTAGCTGAGAATGGCAATAAAGATAAAACAGAATTACAAGAAAAATATGATACATTATTGTCACAATACGAATCTCTAAAATCTCAAACGCCTGAATTAGAGGCTTTGAGATTAAGAGTTGATACAAATGCTGGCGCTCATGAGGAAAAGTCTAGAATACAATCGGCTTTGAATGATGAGATGAGAAAAAATGTAGAGTTAAAAGGGCAATTAGAAGTAAAATCTTCTGAGCTGGCAGGAAAAAATGCTGAATTGGAAGTAAAATCTTCCGAGTTGGCAAGTCAGCATCAAGAGGTTGTTGATTTGAAGAATCAGATTTTAAAATTAGAATCTTCAATTTCAACTTCTAAGCCCAAAAAGAGTAATTCAGTATTTGATCCGATAGAATCCACACCATTGACCCCTTCTTCATCTAAAGGAAAAGATGGTAGTACATTCTAATGGCAAATACAGTAATTGAATTAAGACACTCTAGAGCTACAGGTAACACACCTAGTAGCTTAGCCAATGGCGAACTTGCCATTAACACCTATGATGGAAAACTATTCTATCGTGGTGGCGTATCTAATACCATCCAAACAATTACACGATTTACTGGACCAGCTGGATTAGATACTGAGGTACAGTTCAATGATAGCGGTTCATTAGGTAGCTCAGGAAAACTTAGCTTCAATAAAACAACTGGACTTCTAACAGTTGATGGTACTGTTCGTGCCAATATTTTTAGTGATGATGGTACCGATTTGCTTGTGTTTGCCAATAGTGCATTTAATAAAGCAAATTCTGCATTATCAAACACTAATCTGAATGTTTCTGGAACACTCAGAATGTTAAATCAGGGTGGTGATGAAGGTGGTGAATTATTTTTAGATAAACCAGTTACAAGCACATCTTTAGCAGCTGGTATAACAATTGACATTTTTCAAAACAAATTAAGATTTTTTGAAACTGGTGGTAGTGTTCGTGGCGTCTTTATTGACATGGCAAATAGTGCTGCACCAGGAGTTGGTACAGACTTATTAAATCCCACTTCAATATCTGATACAGTAGCAAGAGCTACAGCCAATGCGGCTTTTAATTCTGCTAACTTAATTCAGACTTATGTTACTAGTGCCAATGCAAACATAAGCTTACTACAAACATATGTAACAACTGCTAACGCCAATATCGCAACAATATTGGCCACTAATACCACACAGAATACTAATATTACAGCTGCGTTTAGTCAAGCTAATGCCGCATATACAAGAGCAAACAATTCTCTAAATGCAAATACTGGTGGTACTGTAACAGGTGATATTACTGCTACGTCATTTATTACCACTGGCGCTTTTGGTAATATTACTGGAGCTAATACAGTCTATGCTAATAACTTTGTAGCTAATACAGGGTTCATTCAGTTCTCAGACGGATCAAGACAATATACTGCCAATGCAGGATCAGGTGGAGGCGCAAGCGGTGCAAATTCGTTTGGCCAAATTATTGCTAATGTAGGAACAATTCTTGCAACCAGTTCTAATGATTCTTTACAGATAGTTGGAGAATCAGGTATATCAGTTTCTTCAAATGTTTCCGCAAAGAAAATTGTTATAAGTGTTCCTGCAGGATTTACTTTTACTACAGCTGACTATGGTTTTGTAACTGAATCTACTAATATAATTTACGACTATGGAACAATATAAATAACTACTATGGCTACACAAGTTCAACTAAGACGAGGTAATACATTACAGACCAGTACATTTACTGGTGCTGTTGCTGAAGTTACCATCGATACAGATAAAGAAACAATAGTTGTCCACGATGGAACAACAGTTGGTGGATATCCTTTAGCAAGAGAAAGTTCATTATCAGCTAATGCAATCTTTTCTCAAGCAGCATTCAATGCAGCCAACTCAGCTGCTACAATCTCAGCTGCTACTGATTTAACACAGAACAATTCCATAGCGGCCGCATTCTTAGCAGCCAATTCAGCAGCCACTTTATCATCAGCTACTGATGCAACTCAGAACACCAACATTACATTGGTAACAAATACTGCAACAGCTGCGTTTATTCACGCTAACGCATCTTTTGCTTTTGCAAATACCATATCTGGTGGAGCCGCAATTGATAATGTTGCTAGAAGTTTAGCCAATACAGCAACTACACTATCAGCAGCTACCGATTTAACACAAAATACTAATATCACCAATGCACAAAATACTGGTGATGCCGCTTTTCTGGCTGCAAATTCAGCTGCTACATTACAGTCAGCTATTAACTTAACACAGAATAATTCCATAACGGCTGCTTTCTTAGCAGCCAACTCAGCTGCTACACTATCAGCTGCTACCGATTTAACACAAAACGCCAACATCACATCAGTAACGAATACTGCAACAGCTGCTTTCTTAGCGGCCAACTCAGCAGCCACTTTGTCAGCTGCAACTGATTTAACACAGAACAATAACATAACAGCTGCATTTGCTGCAGCTAATGCCGCTACTGAAATTAATACCACTCAAAATAACAGTATAGCGGCTGCATTTACTAGAGCTAATAATTCCGTCAACGCAAATACTGGTGGTACAATTACTGGCGATTTAATTGTTACTGGTAACTTAACGATTAGTGGTCAAACAACGTATGCGAATACCATATCTGTTCAACTTGGTGATAATATTATCACCCTTAATGCTGAGACACCAACTTCATTAACACCAACAGAAAATGCTGGTTTTGAAGTCAATCGTGGTAATACTTTTGCAAATGCTTCTTTCCTATGGATAGAAAGTGCAGGCAAATGGCAAGCAAATACTGGTACAGCAACTGGTGCTTATTTTATTGCAAACGAAGCGAATGCAACATCTGCTGGTGTTTATGCTAATGGCGCATTTGCTGTTGCTAATCAGAGTTTACAAATTGATACAACTCAGAACAATAGCATCACAGCTGCATTCACTCAAGCAAATACCGGTGTTAACAATGCTTTATCGGCCAGTAATTATGCAAACGCTGCTTTCTTAGCAGCCAATTCAGCAGCTACATTGTCAGCTGCTACTGATTTAACACAGAACAATTCTATTACAGCCGCCTTTGCACAAGCAAATACGGCAGTTAATAATGCTTTATCGGCCAGTAATTATGCTAATGGAGCGTTTACATCTTCTAATACAATTCAAACATATGTAACTAGTGCTAATGCAAACATTAGTTTATTGTTTTCATATGTAAATACTGCCAATGCAAATATTACGGCTGCTTTTGCTGCAGCTAATGCCGCTAGTGCGGCTGATTTAACACAAAACAATTCCATTGCGGCTGCATTTACACAGGCCAACCTTGCTACCACTAATGCATTGTCAGCTTCGAATTATGCTAATGGTGCTTTTGCTGCAGCTAATTCAGCTGCTACACTATCAGCTGCTACCGATTTAACACAAAATGCCAATATCACATCGGTAACAAATACTGCAACAGCTGCTTTCTTAGCAGCCAACTCAGCTGCTACACTATCAGCTGCAACTGATGCAACTCAAAACAATTCCATAGCAGCTGCATTCACACGTGCTAATAATTCTATTAGTGCAAATGCGGGTGGTACAATTACAGGTGATTTAGTTGTTACTGGTAACTTAACAATTAGTGGTGCAACTACTTACGCTAACACAACCTCAGTTCAACTTGGTGATAACATCATCACATTGAATGCTGATCTTCCTGTTTCTGTTGCACCATCTGAGAATGCTGGTTTTGAAATCAATCGTGGTAATGCATTAGCAAATTCTTCTTTCTTATGGATAGAAAGTGCAGGTAAATGGCAAGCCAACAGCGGTTCTGCAACTGGTGCATTCTTCATTGGTTCAGAATCAAATGGCATTTATGCTAACGGTGCTTTCATTCAGGCTAATGCCGCATTTACAACTGCTAACCAAAGTTTAGCAATTGACCTTACACAAAACAACAGTATTACTGCTGCCTTTACACAGGCCAATACCGCTGTATTAAATGCTGGTAATGCTTCTATCTACGCTAACGGTGCTTTCGCAACTGCTAATACGGCTGTTGCAAATGCTGGTAATGCTTCTATCTACGCTAACGGTGCTTTCTTAGCAGCCAACTCAGCAGCCACTTTATCAGCTGCTACCGATTTAACGCAAAACAATTCCATAACAGCTGCTTTCAATCAGGCAAATACGGCAGTTAATAATGCTTTAAGTGCTAGTAATTATGCAAATGGTGCATTCACATCGTCTAATACAATACAGACTTATGTAACAAGTGCTAATGCAAACATTAGTTTATTATTCTCGTATGTAAATACTGCCAATGCAAATATTACGGCTGTATTTGCTAATGTTACGGCAGCATTCACACAGGCCAATACTGCTGTAACAAATGCTGGTAGTGCTTCTATCTACGCTAATGGTGCTTTTGCTGCAGCTAATTCAGCTGCTACACTATCAGCTGCTACCGATTTAACGCAAAACAATAGCATAACAGCTGCTTTTGCTGCAGCCAACTCAGCTGCTACACTATCAGCTGCTACTGATTTAACACAGAATACAAACATTACCAATGCACAGAATACAGCCGATGCTGCTTTCTTATCTGGTAATACTGCTGCTACATTACAGTCTACAATTAATACAACGCAGAACAATAGTATTACAACGGTAACAAATACTGCAACTGCTGCTTTTTTAGCAGCCAACTCAGCTGCTACACTATCAGCTGCTACCGACTTAACACAGAACAATTCTATAACAGCTGCTTTTACTAGAGCTAATAATTCTATTAGTGCCAATGCAGGCGGTACAATTACAGGTGATTTAGTTGTTACTGGTAACTTAACAATTAGTGGTCAAACAACTTATTCTAATACTGTACAACTCTTAGTTGGTGACAATCTTATCACATTGAATGCTGAGTTACCAACATCAGTAACACCAGTAGAAAATGCTGGTATTGAAATCAATCGTGGTAATACTTTTGCTAACTCATCACTATTGTGGATTGAGGCTTCTGGTAAGTGGCAAGCAAATAGTGGTTCTGCAACTGGTGCTTATTTCCTTGCTAATGAAGCCGTTGTTACAGCTGCTTTCTTAGCAGCCAATTCAGCAGCCACTTTATCAGCTGCTACCGATGCGACTCAGAATACCAACATTACATTGGTAACAAATACGGCAACGGCTGCTTTCCTAGCCGCCAATTCAGCAGCTACATTGTCAGCTGCTACCGATGAAACGCAAAATAATAGTATAGCAGCTGCTTTCTTAGCAGCCAATTCAGCAGCCACTTTATCAGCTGCTACTGATGCAACTCAGAATACCAATATTACATCGGTAACAAATACGGCTGCAGCTGCTTTCCTAGCCGCCAATTCAGCAGCTACATTGTCAGCTGCTACCGATGCAACGCAAAATACCAATATTACATCGGTAACAAATACGGCTGCAGCTGCTTTCTTAGCAGCCAATTCAGCTGCTACACTATCAGCTGCTACCGATTTAACACAGAACAATTCTATAACAGCCGCTTTCGCACAAGCAAACACCGATGTTACCAATGTGTCTGTAGCTGCAGGAACTTATGGTAATGCAACACATTATGGAGTTGTTACTGTTGCGGCTAATGGTCGTGTGACTTCAGTATCAACATTCCCAGTTGTAGATTCAAGTGCGATTGCTTTTTCAATTGCTTTAGGATAAAAAAATGGCAAAACCAACCACAAGAGCTGAGTTTAAGAATTATTGCCTTCGTAGACTAGGTTTTCCTGTTATCGAAATTAACGTAGATGATGACCAAGTTGATGACCGTATTGACGATGCATTAGCCTTCTTCAATGACTACCACTTTGATGGTACAGAAAAGATGTACATGAAGCACCGCATTACTGCGGAAGATATTAATCGCCGTTGGATTTATTGTCCAGATGCGGTTACTTTTGTGACCAATGTATTTCCATTTGATGATTCCAATTCATCAATCAATATGTTTGACCTGCGCTACCAATTACGCTTGCATGATTTGTATGACTTCACATCGGTGTCGTATGTGTCATATGAAATAACAATGCAACATATTGCAACATTGAATATGTTGTTCTCCGGTAAACCACAATTTAGATTCAATCGTCACCAAAATAAACTGTTCTTGGACATTGATTGGTCAAGTGACCGTGAAGTGGGTGAATATGTTGTTGTTGAATGTTATCGTAAATTACAACCAGATTCTATCACATTAACTGGTACAGTTACTTGTAATACCACATCTAATAATGTGACTGGTACTGGCACAACATTCGACCAAGAAATTTTAGAAAATGATGTTATTGTTATTGGTGGTGAAGAAAAACAAGTTAGACATATTTTTTCACCAACTGAGTTAAGTTTGTATACTCCAATTTCTTCAAATAAAACTGGAGTTTCAGTAGTTAAGGCCGGTCTTTCTGATGTATGGAATGACCGTTGGTTAAAACAATATGCAACCGCAAAAATCAAATATCAATGGGGTTCTAACCTAAGTAAGTTTGCTGGCATTCAAATGCCTGGCGGAGTTACACTTGATGGTCCTAGAATCATGCAAGAAGCACTAGAAGAAATCCATAAGATTGAAGAAGAAATGTACACAATGAGTAGCTTGCCAAGTGAGATTTTTGTAGGATAATAATGGCAACAAATGTTTATTTTAATCCATTTCCAACCAATCAGATAACTTCCGAGCAACTGCTCGTTGAAGATTTATTGATTGAAGCCTTAAAAATTTATGGCATGGATGTGTACTACCTCCCTAGGTCTAGCGGAGATGTGGTCGACTACATTTATGGTGAAGATTCAAATAAACAATATACTTCCGCATATCCAATTGAATTGTATTTGGAAAATGTTACAGGCATGGATGGTGAAGGAGATTTTATCTCCAAGTTTGGTTTAGAGATTCGTGATGAGATAACACTACTTGTTTCTCGCAGAAGGTTTGCCGCAACTGTGCCACAAAAAAGGCCGAATGACGGTGATTTGATTTATGTACCTTTGGTGCAAAACTTTTTTGAGATTAGTTTTGTAGAACACGAAAACAACCAAGCAATGTTCTATACATTAGGTCGTGGCCGTGGTGCCAATGTCTATGTTTATGCATTAAAATTAAAACAATTTGTATTCTCTAATGAATTAGTATCTACAGGCCTTCCAGAAATTGATGACCAAATTAGAGATGCATATTCAAGAACACGGATTTCATTGACCACTGGTAGTGGTACTTTTGTCAATGATGAGATTGTATATCAAGGTGTTGCTTTGGCCAATGCGACTGCACAAGCTATTGTCCACACATTTATTCAAAATACACACATTGATGTAATTCGCACACAGGGAACATTTGTATCTGGTTCAGTTAAAGGTGATACAAGTAATGCATTGTGGACAATTAATACTGTATCTGATACTGCAACTATGAATACTGCCTTTGAAGATGTTGTTGATAATGCTAGATTTGAGGCAGAAGCCGATGGCATTATGGACTGGACAGAAACTAACCCATTTGGTACTGATTAAATATGCTAGGCCATCCACACTTTTATAATAGAACCATTCGCAAAATAGTGGTGGCTTTTGGTTCTATGTTTAATGATATTCAAGTTGTTCGTTACAACAAAGATGTTAATATTCCTGGTCAAATCTTTAAAGTGCCATTGTCATATGGTCCAAAAGAAAAATATCTAACTCGTATTACCAGTGACCCCGATTTAACAAAATCTATTGCTACTATTGTGCCTAGAATTTCGTTTGAAATGACTGGTATGTCATATGACCCAAGTAGAAAGAAAATGTCTACTGTTCAAAACTTTGCTTTGGATTCTAATAATAGTTTAGTTAAACAATATGTGCCTGTACCCTATGACTATGAATTTTCATTGTCAATCTATGTAAGAAATACGGAAGATGGTACACAAATTATTGAACAGATTTTACCATTCTTTACACCAGATTTTACTGTTAGTGTAGACTTTATTCCTTCAATGGGTCAAAAATATGATTTGCCTATTAAGTTAGATTCTGTTTCCACAAGTATTGATTATGAAGGTGACATGTCAACTACCCGTTTGATTATGTGGGACTTGACATTCACACTCAAAGGATATATTTGGCCACCAGTTAAAGCTAATACAGCTCAAGGACTAATTGGCACATACAGTACATCAGCTGCTGCATATGGTTTTGCTAGGTCTAACATTTATATTGATACCAATGTACGTGATTCACAAAAAGTTTATGTAAACTTTGCAACTGGTAATAATGTGTTTACTACTGGTGAAACTATCCGTGTTGAGAACAAAGATGTTACTGGTAAAGTAGTTTATTTCAGTAACACAGTTAGTGGTATTTTGGTGTTGAGTGATTTAAATAAACTTGTATCTGCCAATGATGTGGTTACAGGTGATTATTCACACGCTAAATACAAAGTAACATCTACTGAAAATTCTAAAGTATTGGCATCCAAAATTGTAGTACAAGCAGACCCACTCAATTCTGCGCCAGATGACCAGTTTGGATTCACCGATACTATTACTGAATGGCCTAATACATTAACATGAACAAATTGAACGCAACCCTTTCTGAAGTTTTAGATGTTGAACCCATTGGTTCGACAGAGCTTCTGCCTGCAACACCAGTTACTAAGGTTGATGATGACGCAGATTTTGCCCGTGATAACATTCGTACCTTAATTGAAAAGGGTAACCTTGCAGTTGATGGCATTCTTCATGTGGCAAAAGAGTCTGAACACCCAAGGGCATATGAAGTTGCAGCCAATCTAATCAAAAACTTGTCAGATTTAAATAAAGACTTGATGGAAATCCAAAAGCGTAAAAGAGATTTGGCACCACAATCACAAAGAAGTGGTGATATCAATGTTGATAAAGCGGTGTTCGTTGGTTCAACCACAGAATTGGTCAAGTTTTTAAAGAACAATAAATAAGGATACTATGGAACAATTAATTCAACAACTAAAAGTTATTTTGGGTACAAACTTTGGTTTGTATTTCAAGTCACACACCTATCATTGGAACATTGAAGGTCCAAATTTCAATGACTATCACGCCTTTCTAAACGCATTCTATACGGCAGTATGGGGCAATACAGATTTGATTGCTGAAAAGATTCGTATGTTAGATTCTTATGCACCAACAAGTCTTGCTCGTATGTTGGAACTTTCCGATGTACAGGAATCAGATTCTATTCCTTCTGCTCTTGCCATGCTAGCAGACTTGAAAAAAGATAATGACAAATACATTGTTCATCTTAGAGCTGGTATTGTAGCAGCAGACCAAGCAGGCGAACCTGCTATTTCTAATTTCTTACAAGATATATTAGACCAACATCAAAAACAAGCTTGGATGCTTCGCAGTATCATTAAATAATTATGGATGCAGGTGGTTACCTAGGTAATGCAAACCTCAAAAGGACAGGCGTTGAACTGTCCTATACTGAGGAACAAGTTGCCGAGATTATAAAATGTACTGAAGACCCGGTCTACTTCATTAGAACCTATGTTAAGATTGTTAACGTAGACCATGGTTTAGTACCATTTGAAATGTGGCCGTTCCAAGAGGACATGGTCAGAACATTTCACAACAATCGTTTTTGTATTGCAAAGATGCCTCGACAGGTTGGTAAAACAACCACGACTGTGGGATATATGCTTTGGTCTGTATTGTTCCAAGATGACTACAGTATTGCTATTCTAGCGAACAAGGGTTCTCTTGCTCGTGACATTCTAAGCCGTGTACAGTATGCATATGAATACTTGCCATTGTGGTTGCAACAAGGTATCATTACTTGGAACAAAGGTAACATTGAGTTAGAAAACAAATCTAAGATTGGTGCCTTTGCAACATCAGCAGCTGGTGTTCGTGGAGGTTCTTACAACTTGATTTTCTTGGACGAATTTGCTTTCGTTCCTAAAAACATGGCAGATGAGTTCTTCACATCTACTTACCCCGTGATTTCATCTGGTAAAACTACCAAAGTTATCATTGTTTCTACCCCCTATGGTCTGAACCACTTCTATAAGATGTGGGTAGATGCTGAAGAAGGTCGTTCAACTTATAAACCACTTGAAGTCCATTGGTCACAAGTGCCTGGCCGTGATGCGGCATGGAAAGAAGAAACGGTCCGTAACACTTCAGAAGAACAATTCAGACAAGAGTTTGAAACAGAGTTTATCGGTTCATCTGCAACTCTTATTTCTGGTTCTAAACTGCGCTCAATGGCATTCTTTAATCCAATCTTTGCAGAAGAAGGATTGGACATGTATGAAATGCCTCAGCCTGGACACATGTACATTGGTACAGTTGACTGTTCGGAAGGCGTTGAGCAGGATTACTCCACTATAAATATCATTGATGTGACACAGGTACCTTATAAACAGGTTGCCAAGTATCGCAACAATAAACTACCATTGTTATTCTTTCCAACTATCATATACTCCATCTGTAAAAGATATAATGAGGCATATGCTTTGATTGAGACTAACAATGTGGGACAACAGGTTGTTGACATTCTCCACTATGATTTGGAGTATGAAAACATCTATAAGTTAGAACACCACCACATTAAAGGCCAGGCCATTTCTGGTGGTTTCAAACGCTCGACTTCTTTTGGTATTAAAACAACTAAATCCGTGAAAAAGATTGGTTGTGCCAACTTAAAAACTTTGATTGAAAACGATAAGTTGATTGTCAATGACTTTGATACGATTGCTGAATTAAATACATTCGTTAGAGTCAGAGATAGTTATCAGGCAGAAGAAGGTAATAATGATGATTTGGCCATGGGTCTGGTGTTGTTCGCTTGGTTGGCGGCACAATCATATTTTAAAGAGGCTACCAACATTGATATCCGTAGATACATGTTGGAAGAACAAAATATGCTTGTAGAAGAAGACTTGGCACCAGTTGGAATCATAGATGATGGTCGCCGTGAAGAAGTCCTGGTGGACAGCGGCGATGTGTGGACTGAAAGAGGTTATCTATCCTCAAGATTCTAAAAAACTAAATAGAGTATTAGTTATAAATATAATTGACCCAATAACAATAAGGAGAAATCCATGGCATTTCAGCTATCACCTGGGGTAAATGTATCAGAAATCGACCTGACTACAATAGTCCCTTCCGTCGCCACTTCAATTGGCGCTTTTGCTGGACAGTTTGCTTGGGGTCCAGTTGGTGAAGTCATTACCGTTTCTGACGAGGTTCGCCTTGTCGACCGTTTCGGTAAACCTGACTCTGTAAATTATGAATACTGGTTCTCAGCCGCAAACTTTCTAGCTTACTCAAATAACCTCAAAGTAGTTCGTGCAGCTAACACTACTTCAACATTGAATGCTACCGCTAACGGTACAGGCGTGTTGATTAAAAACCAAGATGATTATCTTGATAACTATTCTACTTCCAATTCTGGTCGTGGTATTGTTACTGCAAAATATGCTGGTGCTCTTGGTAACACTTTACGTGTTTCTATCTGTGCTTCATCTGCTGCTTACTCATCCAACTTAACAGTTACAGATTCTCTTAGAACTAATGCTGTTGGATCTGGTGAAACTACTATCAACATTAATGGTAATGCCAATGCTGCAGCTAACTTGCAGTCTGGTGATTTAGTTTCTGTTGACGGCGGTACAACTTACATTCGTGTTGCATCTGTTAATGCTACTGCAATTATTGTTGCATCTGCACCAGGTATTGTAGCTGCTAACGCTTCAATCCTTCGTAAATGGCAATATGCTGACCAATTTGGTATTGCACCAGGTACTTCTGATTATGCAACTGCTGCTGGTGGTTCTAATGATGAACTGCACGTTATTGTTGTTGACGAAGATGGTCAATTCTCCAACGGTGTTGCTAACACAGTTCTTGAAAAGTTTGCATTCGTTTCTAAAGCATCTGATGCTAAGTTTGGCGATGGTGCTACAAATTACTATGTTAATGTATTGAATCAACGCTCACGTTATGTGTGGTGGACTGCTCACGCTGATGGCAATTCTGGTTGGGGTACTGCTGCGGCAGGAACAACATATGATGCTGCCAACGGAATGAGAAATCCTACTTACCGTTCATTAGCTGGTGGTTCAAACGGTACAATTACTGCTGGTAATATCAATACAGCTTATGGTTTGTTTGCTAATCCTGATTCAGTCGATATATCATTGATTGTTTCTGGTCCAGGCGATGCGACTGTTGCTGGTTATTTGGTTTCTAACATTGCAGAAACTCGTAAAGACTGCTTGGTATTCTTGTCACCAACTAAAGCATCCGTTGTTGATAACATCGGTTCTGAATCTGCTGCAGTTATCACATACCGTGATTCATTGACTTCATCTTCTTTCTCTGTTATCGATTGTGGTTACAAATACCAATTCGATAAGTACAATGATGTGTATCGTTGGATTCCATTGAATGCTGACGTTGCTGGTACATGTGCTCGTACAGATATTGAACGTGACCCATGGTTCTCACCTGGTGGTTTCAACCGTGGTGTAATCAAGAATGTTGTAAAACTATCTTGGAATCCAACTAAAGCTGAACGTGATAACCTTTATGTTAAAGGTATTAATCCAGTTGTTACGTTCCAAGGTGAAGGTACTGTACTATTTGGTGACAAAACTATGTTGAGCAAACCATCTGTGTTTGACCGCATCAATGTTCGCCGCTTGTTCATCGTGTTGGAGAAATCTATTGCTAAGGCTGCACGTTCTTCATTGTTCGAATTTAACGACCAATTCACAAGAGCACAGTTTGTCAATTTGGTTGAACCGTACTTGCGTGATGTTCAAGGTCGCCGTGGTATTACAGACTTCCGTGTGGTGTGCGATGAGTCTAATAATACCCCTAACGTAATTGATTCAAATCAATTTGTTGGAGACATTTACATCAAACCTGCACGCTCTGTTAACTTCATTCAACTTAACTTCGTTGCTGTTCGCACCGGTGTAAGTTTTACAGAAGTTGTTGGCCAATTCTAATAAATAGAGAAAACAGGAGAAATTAAATGGCTTTTAATGTAAACGAATTCCGTTCCCAACTAGTTGGTGACGGTGCCCGTCCGAATCTTTTTGAAGTTTCGTTGCCGTTCCCTGCGTTCTCTGCGCCAGGGAATGCACAGGCTAAAACCACTTTCATGTGTAAGACTGCACAGTTGCCTGGCTCTACGCTAGGTGTTGTGCCAGTTCAATACTTTGGTCGTGAGTTGAAGTTTGTTGGTAACAGAACATTCGCTGATTGGACTATCACAATCATCAATGATGAAGATTTTGTCATTCGTAATGCCTTCGAGCGTTGGATGGCAGGCATCAACAGTCACGGTCTTAACGTGCGTAACCCAGCTGCATTGACACCTGGTGGTTATACAGTTGACGGTGAAGTAACTCAATTTGGCAAGAAAGGTGATTCTCTGAAGAAGTACAAATTTATTGGTTTGTTCCCTTCAGATGTTACACCTATCGATGTTGATTGGGGTTCTAATGATACTATTGAGGAGTTTTCCGTGACTCTCACCTATCAATGGTGGGAATCAGTAGCAGACAACGTGATTTGAGCGAGAGAGGGACTTCGGTCCCTCTCCATTTTTTATAGAATGGACATTTAATGGCACTTAAGCTATTCGGGTTTACACTCGGAAATAAAGACATTGTTCGGGAACAACTTCCCGAGCAACCTTCCTTCACACTTCCAACCACAGCAATGGATGATGGTGCAGTTACCATCACCCAAAATGCTTACTATGGAACGTATGTTGATTTGGAAGGCGCAGTTCGTAATGAACTGGAACTAATCACAAGATACCGTGAAATGGCAAACCATCCAGAATTGGAAATGGCCATTGACGATATCGTTAACGAAGCAATTACACACGATGTAACTGGTCGTACTGTTGATATTGTTTTGGATAAACTAAAGCAACCAGAAAATATTAAGAAAAAAATCATTGAAGAATTTGATAACATTTTAAGGTTGTTAAACTTCAATAATCTATCTGATGACTTGTTCAAACGCTGGTATATTGACGGCAGAATTTATTACCATGTGGTAGTAAATGAAAAGAATCCTAAACAAGGCATTCAAGAACTAAGATATATTGACCCACGAAAGATTCGTAAGGTCAGAGAAATCAAAAAAGACCGTGACCCGAAAACAGGCACGGCTATTATCAAATCTATTGCCGAATACTATGTGTACAATGACCGTGGTACTTCTACACAGCAGTACAGCGCACAAGTATCACAAGGTGTCCGCATTGCGCCTGAGTCGATCCTACATGTAACCTCAGGGCTTATGGATGCAAAGAACACCTTTGTTATCTCATATCTACACAAGGCAATTAAACCACTTAATCAGTTGCGTATGATTGAAGATGCGGTAGTTATCTATCGTATTTCAAGGGCACCTGAACGCCGCATTTTCTACATTGACGTTGGTAACTTACCAAAGGGTAAGGCTGAACAATACTTGCGTGATGTTATGGTCAAGTATCGTAACAAGATGGTTTATGATGCACAGACTGGCGAGTTGCGTGATGACCGCAAACACATGTCTATGTTAGAAGACTTCTGGTTGCCACGCCGTGAAGGTGGTAAAGGTACAGAAATCACCACACTTCCTGCTGGCCAAAACCTTGGTGAGTTGGAAGACGTTAAGTATTTTAGACAGAAACTTCTTCAATCATTAAATGTGCCTATCAGCCGTTTGGAACCACAACAAGGTGGTATGATTGGTATGGGTCGTACTACTGAAGTGACCCGTGATGAAGTTAAGTTTACAAAGTTCATTATCAGACTTCGTAATAAGTTCTCTCAGATTTTTGACCATGCATTAGGAACACAATTGGTACTTAAAGGTATCTGTTCTTCAGAAGAATGGGATGAATTTAGAGAAGTAATCTATTATGATTATAAGAAAGATAATAACTTTACAGAAATGCGTGATGCAGAGTTGCTGACCGCACGACTACAATTATTGCAAACTGTTGACCCATATATTGGCCGTTATTACTCTGCCGCTTGGGTAAGTAAAAACATTCTTCAAATGTCTGATGAGACTATGGATGAAATGAAGAAACAGATTGCACAAGAAGATAAAGATGGTACTGGTGGTCCAACAATGCCAATTGGTGGCCAAGAACCACCTCCATCACCTGATGAATATCCACCAGTTGATAATACTGTTGATGACAATGCCGCAGAATCTAAAACACCATCATTAGATGCTGAAACGGATAAATTTTCATCTAAACTAAATAGAAAATAATGGAGAATAATATGGATGTACAAGACTTTATTAATAGCGTTGCTACAGGTAATGCTGCCGAAGCCAAAGATACTTTAAATGACTTACTGTCTGCTCGAGCCTTTGAGGCATTAGAAGCAAAGAAAATTGAGATTGCTCAAAATCTTTTTGGTGACAAACAAGAAATTGAATCAGAAGACAACACCGAAGCTGCATGAAATCCCTATTAGATTTTAAATCTATCGTTGAGGAAGAAAAGTCAGACTACTCAAAGTTTGATGCTTTGGTTCGTGCTGGTCTGGCCAATAAGGCACAGATACAACGCATTCACAAAATCTTAGATAAGATGGGTGAAGAAAGACCTAACTTCAACAATGCTGACAAGATGATTATTCAAAATCTTTTCAACAAAATGGTAGATTTAATTTCTAATAACAAACAGATTAATCAGCAAGCTCGCCGAGTAGTTAAAGAAGAAGTCATTGAGTTGGATGAGGTAGTTGATACACCTAAAGATCCACCAAACACTCTTGTTCTAAGACGTAAATCTATTCGCATTTTTCCAGATAATACTAGAATTGCTCTGTATTATAACAATACATTAGATAAATATTTTTCGGTGCCTTATGGACCAAAAATAGATTCTGCCATTCAGGCAGAAGAAACACAAATTCAAGAAGCAGTAATTGATACTCTACACAAGATTGTAAAGTCCAAACAACATGAGCCGGTACAGTTTGCTGATGGTACTAAATTAAAAGTTGACCACTATACTGCTTCTGCCATTACTAAGGTACATGGTGCCTTGAATGATGATAATAAAAAGAAGTATGCTGACATGGTTCATAAGTCAAAAGACCATTTCAAACGAGCTTCAGACTTTGCTTTTAGGCACGTAAAATGAGCGTGTTGGATTCCATTATACATAGACAATTGGGTGAAGCAAAAGATATAATCTTTGCTCGTATGAATGAGCTTGTTGCTAAAAGACTTTCTGAAGCAAAACGATATGTTGCTGCTGATATGTTTGAAGAAGTACAACTAGATGAAGCAAATTCAAACATTGTTAAGATGGGAAGAATTCAAAAGATTCGCCGTAGAATTAGAAGAAATAAAAAAGGCAGAATTATTGTTCAACGAAATGTTAGACGCTCTAGTATTAAAGGTTATAGAATATCAGGCAATAGTGTTAAACGCATTACTGCCACTGCTCGTATTCATAAAGCAAGAATGTTAAAGCGTTCATGGAAGACAACAAGAAAATCTAAATTGCGCCGCTCATTACTAAAAAGAAAAATGTCAATGCGTAGACGCTCATCAATGGGAATAAAATAACATGTCATATGAAATTATAAACACTTTAAGAGGACCATCCATCATTAGATG